ATCCGTGCTATGATTGTGAGCGGCCCTCCAGGTGTAGGCAAGAGCTACGGCGTCGAGACAGAGATTGAGAAAGCCTGCTTGTTTGACAAGTTGGCAGGCAAGCGACTCCGTGCAGAGGTAGTTAAAGGCAGTGCCACTCCTATTGGACTGTACCAAACTCTGTACAAATACAGTGACGCCAACAGTGTTGTAGTATTTGATGACTGTGACAGCATCTTGTTAGATGACGTTGCTCTTAACTTGCTCAAGGGTGCCTTGGACTCAGGCAAGAAGCGTGTTATCTCCTGGTTGTCAGAATCCAGTGCCTTGCGCCGTGAAGGTATCCCAGACCGTTTTGAGTTTAAAGGTAGCGTTATCTTTATTACAAACTTAAAGTTTGACAAAATGAAAAGCCAAAAGTTGCGTGACCACTTGGACGCCCTCCAAAGTCGTTGCCACTACTTGGACTTGACATTGGACACCATGCGTGACAAGTTGTTGCGTATCAAACAGATTGCCAAAGATGGCGTGTTGTTTGCAGACTATGACTTAAATGAGTATGCACAAGATGACATTATTGACTTTATGCATGCCAACAAAGATCGTTTGCGTGAGGTATCCTTGCGCATGGCGCTCAAGATTGCAGACTTGCGCAAGAGCTTCCCTAACAACTGGAAGCGCATGTCAGAGACCACTTGCATGAAGAGTGCCTAACATGGCTTGGGTGGGTGTCATACTGTTAATCCTAGTAGGGCACCCACTGCTGGCAGTCTTATTAGCCTTTTTAATTTTAGTTTTTGGATAACTGGAGTGCCAAATGTACAAGATTTATGATGGTGATTTGTTTCTGTTTGCTGTGGACACCCAGTATGAGGCAGACGAACAACGAGAACAAGGTTTTCGCGTGGTAGTTGGTTAGTTCATTTTGTTTCCTTTTTTCCTGGGAGTAGGTTGGCTCCGGCCCAGGCTTTATGACAGACACCCTTAAAAAAGGTGTCTGTCTTTTTGACTTTTGCTTGCAATAAGTATATACTGTTAACATGAAACAATGCACAATACAAATACGTGATGAGGTCAATATCAAGCTAGAGGGTCTTGACCTAGATGTGCGTAAGAAACTGGTCAGTACTTTTAAGTACGAGAATCCGGCAGCAAGGTATTTGCCTGCTGTGAGACTGGGACGGTGGGATGGTAAGATTGCCTACTTCCAACTTGGTGGTAGCACTTATACCAATCTGTTGCCAGAGATTATTCCTATCTTGGAACAGTACAACTACGACATTGAACTAGATGACCAACGTGAATACTCAACCACATTTGAGTTTGCTGAGATGCGAGAGGATACGTTTGCTGACACAATGTGGCCCAAAGGACATCCACAAGAAGGAGAACCCATTGTGTTGCGAGACTACCAAGTAGAGATCATCAACAACTATCTGCAGAACCCGCAGTGCATACAAGAAGTGGCCACAGGCGCAGGCAAGACTATCATGACAGCGGCCTTGAGTTGGAACGTACAACCCTATGGTAGGTCAATTGTTATTGTGCCCAACAAGAGCTTGGTAACACAAACAGAAAAGGACTATGTTAACTTGGGCCTGGATGTGGGTGTGTACTTTGGTGATCGTAAAGACTACGGCAAGACACATACCATTTGCACTTGGCAAAGTCTAAACAACTTGCTCAAAGACTCCAAAGACGGCACAGCAAAATTCACTATACAGGACTTCATGGAAAATGTGGTATGTGTTATTGTAGACGAAGTACACATGGCCAAAGCAGACGCACTCAAAACTCTGCTGACAGGCATCATGGCTAGAGTGCCAATTCGGTGGGGATTAACAGGAACAATACCCAAAGAGAAGTTTGAAAGTCAAGCCTTGTTGGTTGGACTAGGTCCTGTTGTTAGTAAACTGTCAGCAAGTGAACTACAAGATCGAGGTGTGCTAGCACAGTGCCACGTTAATATTGTGCAGTTGGTAGATCACGTGGAGTATTCCAACTATCAAAGCGAGCTTAAATACTTGCTTGAGGAATCGGGTAGATTGGATACCATGGCGGACCTTGTGCGCCGTGTAAACGAAACAGGCAACACACTTGTGTTAGTAGACAGAACAGAATGCGGTAGACAACTAGTAGAACGACTAAGTGATGGTGCTGTGTTTGTGTCCGGAGCAACAAAAGCAAAAGCGAGACAAGACGAATATGATGAAGTGGCTGACGCAACAGGTAAAATCATTGTGGCAACTTATGGTGTGGCTGCTGTTGGTATTAACATTCCCCGTATTTTTAATCTGGTACTCATTGAGCCTGGTAAGAGCTTTGTTAGAGTTATTCAGTCGATTGGTCGTGGCATACGTAAAGCGGAAGATAAAGACCATGTTCAGATCTGGGACATAACATCAACCTGCAAGTTTGCCAAACGACATTTAACCAAGCGCAAACAGTTTTACAAAGAAGCCAACTATCCTTTTTCAGCAGAGAAATTAGAATGGAAATAAAAACATTATACACTTGTGGCTGCAGTTTTATGTCTATGGGTTTAGTACATCGCGGTGTAACTAGTTTTTTAGATTTATATGCAAAAGAAAAAAATTTTAATCATGTTAGTTTGGGTAGATCTGGGGCAACAAATTTTTTAATTAGACTACAAATAGAAGAAGCTATTAGTCAAGACGCCGACTATGTTATCATTGGGGCCACTAGCTCAGACAGAATAGATTTCCCTCTATTAGACAAAGAAGATCAGCTTGGCAATCATGTTACCATACATGATGTTGAATATCGAGGATACAATAGTTTTAGTGAAAATAATGTATCTTATAACGATACAAAGATGATTAGCGATAGTATTAGTAATTTTACCTATGAAAAAAATTATAAATTGATTCATAATAATCAGGGTCGACGAGAGATTACTCCAGAGATGATTACTGCTATGCATCATTATTTGGCATACCTACACAGTAATAAAATACAAATAACAAAAGATTATTTTATGATTAGTGATGGACTACGTAAGTTACAAGCACTAAACAAACCTTTTATTTTTATAGACGGGCCATTGCGCCACGGAGATTGGACATTTCTTGGAGATAAACATTGGAAAGGTCTGCAACCGTGGGATATGCCTTATGGGTTTAGTGACGCTACAATTACTCATAATCCACAAATAGCGCACAATGATTTCCTGCAAACTTTATTAGATTTAACACCTGATTGGAAATAAAGCGGTCGCATTACTTACAACAATCCTATATAATAACAAAATGAGAATACTAACACTAGACAATCAACACTACGACCTTGACCATTTGCCTGAAGAGGTAGATGACATGAGGTTTGCTATCTTAGACAACTCTAATCCAGCAGATCCTGACTATCACTTTATTCCGTTAATTTTTCTTGAGAGTTTCAACTCACCAGCATTGGTGTTGCGCATAGGCGACAACACAATCAAGATGCCCATGGACTGGCAAGTGTTAATTGGTGAACCAGAGATTGGTGATCTAGAAGTTCTACCACTAACCAGCATCAATGATCGAGGATTCAAAGTATTCCAATTCAATCCTCTTACCAGCTTCAGACCCAGCTTTCCTGACATTGAGATCCTGGATGTGTATCATGAAGTATCATGGTATGCCCCTAAACTCAAAAATGGACAGATGCTAGCAGTGCCTATTACTGATGGTGATGAGCCTGAATGTGTGTATTTTGTCAAAGACATTAGTCGCAACTGCGAGATTGTGGATTACAACAAGGCTTGGTAATGACCTACACTGAACCCGAAGTATTTGAAATAATTAATCGATTGAGTCGAATCTATCTGGAAAGCTATCCAGATGATCGAGAAGGCCTAGAGCGATTCCTACGTTGGGCACATAATCAATACGGCTACAAGTATGGGCAGTCTTGATCCAGGTGTTACTTACATATATGAACGAGTAGACAATCGTATCTATGCTCGAGAAATAGGCAAAACCAATCGACACTTGGTGGGCTGGACTGATCACGACAGCATTGCCATGAGAGAATATCGTAGCAAAATAAACCATGTGTTGACCATGTGCGAAACAGATCCAGCCATGAAGGAGTTGCTGGATCAGTTGTTTATGTTGTATAATTTAAAAAAACTCAATGAGTAACATAAAGTTAGCCATTTGTGGCGACAGCTATATGACTACTGATCAAACTGGCATTCATTGGACTGACCAATTGCCACCTGACCTACATAAAAAAATATTAGCAGTAGGTGCATGTTCAAATGTTTTGATTGCAAATCAAGTACGTTATGCAGTAGCACTTGGGTACAATCATGTGGTTGTGAGTTTTACTAGAAATTCTAGATTTGAATTTGATCGAGACTCTGCACATTCGGTGGTAGTTACTCCGGATCTAACTTTAAATGAGCACTATGCCAAACGGTGGAAACATTCGATAATGCCTGATGCATATCCTGTGGAAAAAAAATTTGTAGATCATTATTATGGGTTGGTAGCAACAGATTTTTTAGCACTACAGTCATATCATGTTGTGCTGTCTACTTTGAATTTTTTAAAAGCAAACAACATAACATTTGCTTACACACTTGGCGGTACTGAATTGCCAGAACATGTGTTCAAAAATATGAGCATACCAAACGAGTTAGAGCAATACCTTGCAAACAAGATATCCGCAAATCTTTGGGATTACCCCAATCCCACATTACACGGCTATCACGTGTATGATTGTGATTGGCAAGATAAGTTCAAGCAAGCGGTAGGAGAAACACTGGGTATTGACTTTTGTTAACATAGTGTTATAATAGTAATATGACTGATAAACTAAGCATTGCTAACGAGATGAAAATGTTTGACCACAAGGTCAGAGACTTCTATGACGAGTTGTCAGAAGACGAGCGCAAGAAGTTTGCTCCATTCCTTATGATACGATGGGGATCGGCAGTAGAAGGTTCGAGAGATCTACAGGAGTTCTATGTTATTTCTACAAATGAACGTTTAAACAAAAACTTCTTTAACATTAACTCAACTCGACATCGTAAACTGCAATGGCTCATGGCCACAACTGTGAGTCCAGGACTGGGCTCAATGAGACACAACTGGATTGCTCCCAAGAAAAAAGAAGCAGGTGTTGGTAGCATAAAAAAACAATTGGCAGAGCTGTTTCCGCACTACAAGTCAGACGAGATAGACGTCATGGCAGCAATAACAACCAAAAAAGAACTTGATCAATACATTAGAGCACATGGCCGAGACAACAAGTAAGTTTACATGTGAGTTTTGCAAGAAAGAGTTTGCACGTGAAAGCTCTATTGCAGTACACATGTGCGAGCCCAAACGCAGGCGTATGGAACAAAGCGAGCGTGGTGTACAACTGGGATTCCAGGCCTATATCAAGTTCTATGAAATGGCGCAAGGATCTGCAAAGCTAAAGACCTTTGAGGACTTTTGTGATTCACCTTACTACCGAGCCTTTGTAAAGTTTGGTCGTTATTGTGTAAACACACGAGCTATTAACCCTGCACAGTTTATGACCTGGTTGCTTAAGAACAACAAGAAAATTGACCATTGGTGCAGTGACAAAATCTACACAGAGTACTTGTTGTTCTATTTGAAGGTAGAAGCTGTAGCAGATGCCTTGGCCCGTGCAGTAGAGTACAGCATTGACTGGCATGAGAAGACCGCGCATCCAGCACACGACTGTTTAAGATATGGCAATACCAATGCGTTATGTCATGCTGTAACAACAGGACGCATCAGTCCCTGGGTAATCTACAACTCAGCGTCAGGCCAAGAGTTCTTGAACACACTAGATACCTCACAGATCACAATGATATGGCCATACATTGATTCAGATGCATGGCAAAAGAAATTTCATGACTACTCAGCAGACCAAGAGTATGCCAAGGAAATTTTAAAACAAGCAGGATGGTAACATGATTCAGATTGACTTTCAAGGTGGGGCACACGGCAACTATCTTGAATTTGTCTGCAATACCATGTGCGGAGTAACAGAAGGCATTCCCTTTAACTCAGCAGGCGCCTCGCACTTAAAAAAAGTACACTAGCAGAAAAGTTTTCTATGCCGATCACTATTCGTATCAGGGCAAGGATCTAGGAGAAAAAGTTGTTAGTATTCAAATAACCAAAAATGACTTGCTGCCGTTATTGCAGATCAGTTTGTTGCGAGCTGGTGATTATGGTTATGATAACAACAACCTCGAAGTTGACACTTACAACAAACTCAACAATTCAGATTATCGGTGGGCACTGGATAAACTTATTGATGGATTTTTCAAAGATCAAGTACAACAAAGTTATAATAATGTTTCTACAACGTTGATCAGTTTGTGTTCCAACTCAAACACATTGCATCTTGGGCAGGAATACAGTATAATCATCATGATAGGATTGTGGAAATGCATGAAGAGTTTTTAAAACGGCAACCATATGCACATAGTAAAACTAGATGTGATGCTATGGTGCAAAACATAATACAAAATCAACCAGCCGATGATGTTAGAGATTTACTAGAAGAAGCGTATGTAAACGCACAATTAAAAAAAGTACGGACATGAGTGCAGATATTGACATTGACTTTGCTGACAGAGATCTTGTGCTGAAGTTGATTCGGCACACTCCGGCACGGCAAGTGACACAAGGTCAAGTACGCCGACACAACTCAGGTGTGTATGTTACAGACATTCCACATGATCCCATAAATGGGTGTGCAGCCATAGACTATGAACAAGCAGAACAACGTGGCTACTTCAAACTAGACTTCTTGAATATGAGTGTTTATCAGCTAGTTAAAAGTCCTGAACACTATCAAGAGATGTTGGCAGCCACACCTCCTTGGAATAGACTTTGGCAAGATACCAATTGGTCCAAGCAGTTGGTTCACGTGGGAAATTACACAGACTTGTTGAAGAACATGCGCCCATCAACTATACCA